AATTACGATTAAGTCTGAGTCTGCAAATATTTTATACCCATATGCAAATTGGGTTGTACTCCCATTACCAGAGTAGGAATTCTTTACTGTAGTTGAAGATACTGTCATGTTAATTCTCTATATATTAAATGTTGTAATTATCAATACCATATTATTGTGGTAATAGTACATTTATTTCTTCTGTTTCATCTCCTTTTTTTCTATTGTAAAAGCCATATTTTTCTATTTGAGCAGCTTCTATACGTTCTCTAGTTTTAGGATATTTTTCAAGCATTTGATAATAAGCCATATCTTTAAAACCTTTAAATATTTTTTTAATATATATTTCTTTACCACCATCAAAATCAACATCACCCTCTTGTAAACTTTGATAATCACTTGAATCAAAAGTGTCTTGCAAATATTCTGTTAAAGTTTTACCTTCTATTTTGACTTTACCTATATTTTCCATCATATAATCATAAGCAGATTGTTCACCTGTAAAATTGTATTCTTTAGTTAAATCAACTTTTTTATATTTAATTTTTTGTGGTTCTCCAAGAGGTATTCTAAGTCTAGCAATTTCAAATGCAACAGGATTATCTTTAACATCTATTTTTCTACCTACTAAACTTGGTCCTTGAAACCAAAAAGAAAATGATGCTACGCCATCTGCATTTAAGTATAAACTACTAGGTGTTTTTTCTATAGGATCACCTGTTAATATATCTCTTCTAGGTTCTAAATATTTTTCACCTAATCCAGACCTTGCTATAATTCTATCTAAAAATCCTCTTGTTTCATATGCTTCTTTTTCTGGTTCTAATATTCCTGGTATACCTTGATTTCTTAAAGAAGCGTAAGGTATAGCATTTCCAACTACTCCACCAAAAAATTTAGAAAAACTATTTTCAGTAGGACTAGCAATAAGTTCCATAGCATCAGATAAACCTCTTAGATAAGTTTTATTAGATGCGTTTCTAAATACAGTTAATGCTGCTGAACTAAATAAATCTTCTTTTTGTTCATCATTAATATTAATTAAATTTTCTTTTAAGTCTGCAATGATTCCAAGTATATAAAAACGAGGATCCATTCTATTATATTGTTTGTAAGTTATACTTCCATCTTCATTTTTTTGTGCAATAGAATAAGGTTGCCAACCCATTGATAACCAAGTTTTTTTTACTTCAAAATTAGATGGTCCATTACCTGTTATTTTAGGATATAGTTTACCATCTTTATCTGCAATATCTTCTGTTGCTAAATTTAAACCATAACCTGCGTAAGCCATACCCATCATTTGTCTACCTAAAACTTCAGCTCTTGCTCTTCGATCTCCACTATTCCATAAGTCTCTATTTTGTTTTGTAAGCAAACCAAATCCAGGAATACGATTTCCAAAATGTCTCCAAAGGTTTGTAGGTGTTCTAATAAAGGGAGCCATGAATCTAAATTCTGGTGAGTTGTTTAAAAATGTTTGTATTTTAGCTCCCCAATCTAAATAAGAACCACCTTTTAAAGAATTTGTATAAGTTGATTCTCTTGAGTAATCTAAGGTTTTTTGATTAATACTATTATCTTTTATATTTGCTGATCCATTTTTATCAAAACCTTCATCAAAAATTCTTTTAATGTTTTCTTTACCTTCTTTAGAACTTATTGATAAACCTCTTTCCATAGTATTATCTAAAGCATTAGTAAATAATCTACCTCTGTAATTCATTTGTTTTAATAGTTCATCACCTGTCATTAGTAATCTTGATGGTAATTCTACAACATTACCTATCCAATCTATTGCAGTTCCAACAGCTCCATCAAAACCTAAGTTAGCACCACTAATAGGTCTTACTGCTTTACCACCTACAATCTCTAAGTTATCTTGAGTTCTAGCAAGAGGATCAAGTATTGCATCACCTTGTTTTAAAGCTAGTCCTGTAGCTCTTATAGTATCTCCAAAACTCATCATCATTCCTTGATACTGAGCAAAACCTAATCTTATCGATCTAACATCTGCTCTTGCAAGACCACCACCAATTTGTTCCATTGGTCTAATCAATGCTTCATAAATACCAGACTTCATGTTGATAGCTTGTGTAAATACACCAGACAATAATGAGTTAATGTAAAGTGAGTTAAATGCTTCTATTGTTCTTTGGTATCTTGTTTTAGCAACAGAATTAATTACTTCTTCTAATGGTGCATCTTTAATTAAGTTTGCTATTGTTGTTGAGTCTCCTCTAAAGTTTTGAATAATGTCTACCATTTTTTCTATATCTAAAACTTTACCTTCTGATCTAGCAACTTTTATTCTACCTGCTTGAGTAGTTCTAGCAGCACCTCTTATTTGATCTTTAAGAGCAACTACTGTTTTTCTAACTATTTCACTTTGCAAAGCAACTTCTTCTTTTGCTTGTTTAGTCCAAACCTTAGTATCTCTACCAAATTGTTTTACATATTTTTCAGATGTTTCTTTTAAAGTAAATGCAAGTTCTTGTAATACTTGTTTAGATGCTAACATTCTAACTGTAGCATTTTTAGCAGCTTCAGCATCTTTAGGTAATGCTTTTAAAACTTCTTCTTTGTCTCTTGATAATATTGTTGCAAGTTCTTCTGCTGTTTGATTTTTTAATACATCATTTTGTAAATAATCTTTTGTTACATCATCAAATCTTTCAGATACATCATCTATTGTTTTTAAAACTTCAGCAGAATTTAAAAATGATTTAGTGTTTAATATTTTTTTAATAAAAGATTCAGTTTGTTTTTTAGCTTCTTTTTCACCAATATTTATTTTTTTAATATATTCTTTAGTATTGATAGCTTTATTATCTTCTACAATTTTAGTTAATACTTTTTTATTTTTTTTCTTTTTCTTTAATCCATCAATAGCTTCACCAGTTTCTTTATAAATTTTTTCTTTCTCTGCTATGTCTTTAGTTTTTTTAGCTTTTTTAAATGCTTTGATACCAAACAATATCTCAAGTGGTCCACCAATAAGCATACCCTCAAGTACATTTTTTAATCTACCTTCCATCTCAGTATCATCTTCATCTGTAGCTAAGTATTGAGTAACTGCATTATTTAAAACAGGAGAATCAAACTCTACCAACATATCTGATAGTCTACCCTCGTTAGGATCAAATACAGTAAGATCAGTTACAGCACCTGCTGTCATACCTCTTAATCCTGTCTTAACTATATTACCCCCTAGACCAATACCTTTTAAAATTTTAGATGGTCCTATAAATCCTGTTACAAATCTTGCTGCACCTTCAGTTAAATTTTCACCAATACCTTCTGGTTTATGAAATACAGGTAAATTTCTTTTTTGTGAATAACCACCTTCTTTCCATTTCTTAGGAGAAACATATTTTGGTATTAAATCTTTAAATGTAAATTTACCATCCTCATCTCCAAACTCTAATCCACCCAATGAAACTATATTTTCATCTAAAAAATCACCTTGCTCTTCTACTGCATTAATAACACCTTGACCTGCTGATAAAGTTAAACTTCCTGCTTTATTCCAAAAATTAAAATCTTCTTCATCTGGATTAGTAATTAAACCAGAATTAACTGGTTCTACTTTTTTAGTAGATTCTTCAAATTGTTTTTCAAATTCGATAGCTTCTTCAGATAACTGAACATCTGCCATAATTATCCTTCTTGTCTTGATTTAAGAATTTTAATATAATCATTATAAAATCTAATAACTTCAGGATTACCTTCTTCATCTACATAACCATTTAATCTAGACATTGTTATTAAAATATTTTTAGCTTTAGGATCTGTTATATAATTATTTTTAGCTTCTATAATTTTATCAGTTTCCCTAATAACATTAAATTTATTTTCTTCTAAATTAAAAGATGTAATTTGTTCTGTTGTAACTTTTTCATATTTATCATATAAATCTATTCTTAATTGTCTAGCATACTGTTGTTGTTCAGCATAAGTTGCATCTTGATTTAATTGAATATATAAATCTATTCTTTCATCATATTCTAAACTAGCTTCTACTGCTCTTTCTTTATTTATAGCTTTATTAAGTGCAGGAATAAAAGAGTTAAAAAAGTTTGACTCTAATAATTTTTTTTGTTCTGTTTGGTATTCAAAAAATTTATTACCTTGTTCAATCTTTCTAACAAAAGTATCATGACCAATACTTTCAGTTAATATTTTTTGTTTTAATGTTGCAAATTCTGCTTCTCTTTTACCCGATACAGTTTTACTACCATTATATCTTTCAAAGTTTTCTAGTTCATTTAGTAATCTTTCAGCTTCTTCATAATCAGCATTAGGATCACCCTTAACTGCTATAGACTCAATTTTTTGTTTATAAGAATTATAAATAGAATTATTAAATATTTCATCAGATAAAAATTTAGTACCATTTATATCTTTATCTATTTGTTTAATTTTTTCTACAGCATCTGGTGTACCAATCAAAGAATCAGCATCTGTTAATAACAAGACACTATCAATAGCTTCTATTCTTTTTTTAAGATCATTAGATCCTAACATATGTTCTTCGTTATATAATTCAGCTTTTAAATATAATTGGTCTCTATATTTATCTTTTAAATTAGGATTAGTTTCAGATTTAAACTTTGCTACATCTGCATTAATATCATCATTATAAATTTTAGCACTTTCTTTTTCATATGCTTTAAAAGAGTTTTGTTTTAAGTGATAAATACTTTCTGAATTTTCTAAATTAATTCCATCTTCTACTAATTTTTTAACTCTTCTATTTGTAATACTAGATGTTTTTTGTTTTATTAAAGGTGTAAAAGTTTGTTTCCAATTATTAATAGATTCATCTTCACTAATATTATCTTTTTGTGATTCTATAATTTTATCTGATTCTGATTTTAATTCTAATATTGCTTTCTTTGCAATTAGTTTTTCTTCATTATCTCTTTTTTTAATTGCATAATTTGCTAATTGATCAGATGCAGGTAAAAGTTTAGCAGCTATAGTAGAAGTTGGTGATACTTGTATACCAGTTGTTACAGCTCCAATGTCTGTTGTGGGTCTTGCAGTAGATTCAAATGTAGGTATCTTAGGCATAATTATCCAAACGCTTTTAATAAACTTGTTCCTGCTTGAGCATAATACCCAAACTCTGTTGCTTTAGCTTGTTGTCTAGCAAGTTCACCAGACATACGAGCAAAGTTTGCTTCTTCCATTTTTCTTGATTCAGCAACTTTAGAATTATAATCTATAATATCTTTTTCTACTTCTGCTTGTTCAGCATTATATCTTAAAACTCTTAGACCAGAACCAGATAACTCTGCACCAGAAGTTAGTACAGCAGTTTTTGTTTGACCTTGTAGCTGTGAAAATTTTTGATCAAATCTAGCAAGATCAAATTCTTTTTGTTGTTGTATTCTTTCAGCTTCTTGTACTTTAACTCTAAAGTTTCTATCAGCTATTGCTTTATTATATGCTCCAACTGCACTTGCTTGTCTACCAGCTATTATTGCTGTTCCTGCAGATACAAAAGGTGCTGCGGTTGTTAATGCTGGTATTGCTGCTGCCATTAGAATAACCTCGCATACATATATTGGTCTGAACCATCAAATCCAAATTTTTTCATTAAACCTTCTTCTTCTAAACCTAACCACTCTGCAAATCTTAAACCTTCTTTAAAATCTGCTCTGATTGAAGTTTGTACTCTAGTAATATTATTTTCTTTTGCAACTCTAGCAAAATCTTTTTTAATTGCTTTAGCTACACCTAGTGGATGTTTCCACATTTCACTTGTTGCAATCACCCAACCTTCAGCAACTTGACCCCAAATCATTTTCATTCCTGCAGCAAAGATAGCTTTGTCATTAACAATACCAGTAAATGCTAAATGATCTTGTTCTAAGTTTTTAGCATCACCATCAACATTAATGTAATGTCTATCAGCTTCTAATACTTTATGATTCATTTGTTGAGATAAAATAAATTGTCCATGTTGTGCAGTATAAGGTACTATATATAACATATTATCCATCATTTGTTACTAACCTTGGGTATAACGATAAAATTGTAAAAGGTAAAGGTTGTGTTTGTCTAACAAAAATAAACCCATCTGTCTCGTA